TACGATATGCGTATCTTTTTCAATTAAAATTACTGTAAATATAAGATTTATCGCACAAAAAAACACTACCTTTGTATTAGTTTTCAATAAGCCGTTTTCATGAAAAGACGTGTCTCTAATAAGATTAAACACAATAAAACAAAAAATGTTGTGTATGTCAAGCTTCCTAAATACATGGTTCCGTTTATGCGTACAAAACACGGATGCCCATCTGTCTTCGGGAGTCTGTCTGCATATTCAATGATATTAACCAATCATCTTGTATGCAACCGATTCCTTAATCATAAGTACACAGAGATGTCGTTCTCTTCGTATGCCTACTCACTTATGAATGAGAAGGAACCTACTCTATTGTTAGAGTCAGGTGTGATACCTAAACCAGAAGACAAGGAGAATCTACTGGCGGTGGAGATACCAGATGAAGTTGTGGCCTATGATGATGAAGGTAGACTTCAGGCTGTTGACACTAACCAATATTACCAACTAACGAGGAGAAACGATATGAACAAAAAATTATTGACACAGTATGCCCATCTGGTGG